ATTTTCCAAGTCAGCTAGAGCCTTATCACGCTCATCTCTAACTTGTTGCAACTCAGCCAGTGCCTCATCACGCTCAGCAAGAGTAAAAGCCTCTGAGATAGTTTTATTAGCTAATTGAATACCTAAATTATTGATAACTTTGTCTTGTGTGTTCATTTTTCACCTTTCTAAATTTTGACATCATATCGCTGTGGACTTCCTAATTTATTATGTTTAAACCAATTATTAATCCATATGAAATTCTGGTTAATTGCATTCATCAACTCAACTAGTGAACGATTATGAATTTTTAAATTACCAACAACATTTAAATCACTAATATTTAACTTATTAACATTTTTAATTTCATTGTTGATATTATCGAATATTATACCTCTCTGGTCAGTAGCATTATACATCATTGCTATTTCATCACCGTATAGATTTATAGCTGTTGTGTTGTCGTTGGTATTCCAAATTTGAATACCAGCTGAGCCATCATCCATGTTTACCCAACCATGTGAATTAGACATTAGAGCAGTATAAGAACCTAATTTGTTATTGATAGCCCCTTTATGAAATACAAGATATTGTATTGGCCTGTCAGCAAATTGATTGAAAATTCCTACACCCTCCCCGTTCATTTTAATCCATCCACTCTGCAAATCAAAATTTGTTGAGCCATTCAAGGATGATAGATTACCACCTCTGATAACATTTGCTGTCAATCCGTCTGTGACAATGTTTTTAGCAGAAATATTGATAATTCTAGCCTGACCAGCGTCAATCTCTCCGATATGTGCCGTACCAATTTGAGCGTTGCCAATCATAGATTTTTTAATCACACCGTCTTTAATGTAAGTTTTCTCACCGATTGAGATTAGACCCTCATTGATTTTAAACGAGCCGTCAGGGTTTAGGTTAATTGCTCCTAACACATCCCCAGCGCTATTAAGATTTTTGACCGACCACGAGCCAGCAAGCTGTGTGACTTGTGTCCGTGTTGCCTCCGCTGTCCTTTTTGCCTCCTCAGCCTTTTCAGCCACTTCAATCGCTTTTGCTTGAGCGTTTTCTGCTTTATTTTGGGCATTCTCTGCTTTAGTTTGAGCGTTTTCTGCTAAGTCTTTAGCCTCGTTTGATTTTTTGTAAGCGTCATCAAATTGGCTAGGTTTATAAGTTCCCGTTCTGCTACCTCTGACAAGAATAGGCTCTTTGAACTCAATCCAACCATTCTTGGCTAAAAAGATATAAAACGGATAGTTATAATCTTCACCAAAATCGAAATCCTCTTGAACCGTGAAAGTTTTTTGAAACTCTTGCCACTCATTGAGAGGTGGTCTATTCTTACCAATATCAGACGATAGCAAGGTTTTGTTTAGACCGTGGTTTTTAACATTGAAAGCAAAAGTGCTATCAGGATATTCTCTGATACGATACTTAAAACCGAGCGTGTAGGTTTCGTCACGATAAATTTTCTTAACGTAAATTGGAAGTGTGAAGCCCGACCAATTATAGCTAGTCAAGCCGTTAGCCTTGATTGTGAATATCCCGTCTGTGAGAGTAACGCTTGCGTTCGGGTTATTATTCCCGACAAGTGTATGCTTATCCATTGTCATGGAATTGACAATCAAGTTGTTGTCATCTGTAACGTACTTACCGACTTCAGTTTGGAATACTTGGTTAGTCAAAACCATTCGTGAAACGTTGTTAGATACGTCATTTTCAGCGCCACCCAAAATACGTTCGTATAGTTGACTAGTTTCTTTTACATGCTGAAAGTCTGTTTGGTTGACCTTACCAGCTATCTGACTAGCTAAATTTGCGAACCGTCCATCCACTCCTTGCTTGTAATCAGCTAGTTTAACCTCGTTATCTCGCTTTAGGGCTTCAAAACGTTGGTTTGTACTCTCAACATTTTCAAGATAAGTGCTTTTTGAAACGTAATCTCTTGATATTGTTTCACGAATAACGCTTGTCTTCTCATCTGTTTCTTCTTTGACATACTTCTTCAGTTCAGTCTGAGCAGATAATAATTGGTGATTAAGCTTACTTTCAGTCAAGAAGCTATTGTATGCTTGGTTTTTAAAATCATCAAGATTTTGTTTAGTTGTATTTATTAACTCTTTCGCTTGCCCTGCTAAATCAGCGCTCGCATTAGCCTTCTTCAAGGCTTCTTCTGTTTTGCGGTTGGCTTCATCCACTCCCGAAAGATTGAGATTTTCAAAACGCTTGCTGATTTCATCAATAATTTCTTGATCGGTATTGCTTCGTATGATTTCTTCCCAAACTTCACCAGTCCACCGCAACAAAATTGTTTGTCCTTCGTGTTCAGGGTTTGGTTTGAACCATATATCATTGACTAGCACTTTCCCAACATATTTCTTTGTAGGGTCATCCTTGCCGTACCAGTTATTATTAAAGCCTTCAGGGCTTGGCAAAAATTCAGGAAGTTTTGAAATGATATTATTAAATCCACTTGAAACAAGTTCATCTACTTTCTGACTAGCGATATTTTGGATTTTAGCTTCATTGCTTTCTGAAATCCTATCGCCCAATTTAATATCGCTTGACTTATTGTTTAAACGGTTAAATGTGATTTCAAAGATACGGGTATCATAATCTAACTTCTTATCATGCCGTACAACTCGGATAGTATCTCCGATTTTAACGCCTTTTAGATAAACGGTTGAAGTTTTCAAAGTCAACTGTGGTCTTGATGCGTTCACAAGTTCATCATAAGTACGTTTAATCAATGCGTTTTTATCTTCTTCATCTTCAAAGACTGCAAAGCCTACTTTAGCACGCATTGTACCGTCTGCATTCTTGATACCGTAACGCTTCGTCATTTCAGAAAGTTCAACATACTTTTGACCTTTTGGCTTATCTACTGGATTGCCTTTTTTAACCTCCCAAACGACATCCTCGAATGTAATTCTGCGCCCATATGTGCCGTGACTGTTTTCTTCACTTGGTGCGCTGATTTCTTCGCCCTTACCTCGTCCAATTAGAGCAGTAAATAGATTAGTGCGCTCTACCTCTTGCAAGATTTGTAGTGCGTTATGTCCGTAAACTACACGTTTGCCAGTCGCTTCACCGATTTTCTGTTTAAAATCGATATAACGAGCGCCTATTTTATTGCCGTTTACTTCAACAAAGAATTGCATTTCTAAATTCCAAACTTGACAAACCTTTTTCAAAGCTTCAAATGTTGAAATGTAGTAGAAGTTTGTTGAACGTTGACTTGTTTCACTAACAAAACGTGCTTGCCAGTTTGTACCAGCAAGCAGTTCGTTAATAATAGGCCTAGCAAATGTATTATGTGGTCTTTTATCTAAAACAACTGATTTTCTTAATTCTTCAATACCTGACTGAACGCCAATTAAAGTCGTAAGATTTTCAGAAAACTTTTGAGCAATATAGAAATAATGGAAAGTATGTGCATCTTCGATTGACTGAATAGCCATGTACTCTACTGCATCAAATTCTTTCTTACTCAACTCTTTCATCTCAACCGTGAGCCTGTCAGATACATATTTTTCAGTAGTCAAAGCGAATTTTTGAAGAGCAGTCTTGATAGCTTCTTTTTGGACGATTTTTATTAGTTTTTCGTCTTTATCAAATAAATATATCATAGTATTTCATCTCTCCAAACTACTTCTTTTACTGTCGCATTCTTAGCCTTGATTAGATCATAATTTTTAACTTTGAAATTTTCTAAATCACTAAATAAATCAAGTTCACTTAAAATGCTACGGTTTTTATACAAGGCTTTTACCTCGTTTGTGTCAAATAAGATTGTAATATCTTGATTTGCATCATAAGACCCAGTGAATGAAATTGTTTGTCGTTCATTCGTAATTTCGATAGTATCTGTTGCCTTTGTTGTAGTCACGGTGATTTTTTTTGGTACGACTTCAACAGAGTTTTCCAAGGTTACAACGTTAGTAGATTTTTTATAATCTGATTTTTTTAACCCGTCAGGAACTAGCAAAGAAAAACGACTAACAATCGTTAGTGCGTTTTCTTCGATAGCATCTGCTCCGTTAAAAATAGTGTAGTAAATATAATTGGGTTCATCTTTGAATGAAACTTCTAACATTCCGTGTTCATCTGAAACAGAGCGTAAAATTTTATTTAATAGATTGAATTTTTTTCTTAATTCAGCGCTTGAGTCAGCGGTTAGCTGATATTTAATTTCTAAAATCCGTTCTGGTTCTGAAATATCTTCAACCCAAACACCATGACGGCCAGCGATAGAGGTCGTTTTGACTGACTGCCCTATCAGACCTCTACCCGTTACTGTTAATTGTCTGTATCCGTCCACTATTTCATCTAGTGTACTACCTCTTACTAACATGTTATCGCTTGGCTCGAAAGCCACGTTTTCGTTATGTTTTTCTAGTTTTGAATATCCATACATAGCTTTCTCCTTTCTAATAGTTCGCCAAGGTCAATTCCATTTCTTGAGCGCTTGTAATGTCTTCAGTAAATGCTCTATAAGTCGTGTTACCCATTTTTAGTACAATATCAGCTGATTGTTGTCCTACTGTGATCGTGCCACCGTTAAAGTCAACAGATGTATTATATCCTGACAAGCGCCCTAATTCGCCATCTACTGCGCCTAGTTCACTTTGCAAGTTGCCAGCTAAGTCTTTGCCAGTAAAGGCATCTATCGCCCCTTGTGCCATGTTGCCAACTGATTTCATGACTGCGCCAGCTTTATTATTTACACCGATAATAAAACCTTCGTCTGTGTAAACACCAAACTGTCTAAACACTCGTGACGGCGAACGAATACCAAGCAAACGTTTAGCGCCATTGATAGCGCCACTTACTGCATTTTTAACTGAGTCAATCAAGCGACCAGCAACATTTTTAACCCCGTTCACAAACCCCAATATTAAATCACGGCCAGCGTTTACGGCATTGCTGACAAATTCACGAGCACCAGCAACTGCATTCCTGAAGCCAGTTTTAACTGCTTCTATAATCCTTGTTCCTGTGTTTGTAACCGTACTAACTAAGTTATTCCACCCGTTAGTTACTGTACTTTTAATATTATCAATAGCATTTGAAATACTTGATTTGATATTTTCCCAAGAATTAGATATTCCACTCTTGATTTTTTCAAGTATTCCAGTTAAGAATGAAACAATGCTATTCCATATATTCTGAATTGTTGTTTTAGTCGCTCCAAGCGCGTTTGAAATAGCTGATTTAATAGCTTCCCAAGCGTTAGAAATTGCTGATTTGATAGCTTCCCAAATTGTTGATAAAAATTCAGAAATTCCATTCCAAGCATTTTCCCATGTTCCCTTGATGCTTGTTAGTGTATTTTGGATAAAATTCCAAACTGCATCAATAGCGATTTGAACAATGGACTTGATGCCTTCCCAAAGAGTATTGGCTACTTCTTTGATTGTTTCCCAAGCACCTGACCAATCGCCATTGATAATTTGCATAACAGCCTTGATAATGCCAAGAATAATATTTAAAGCAGTTTCAATAACAACTTTTAAAATATCCCAAGCAACCGATACAACTGATACGATATTATTCCATGTCGCTTCAATAAATGGTGCTAAGAAATTGGTTACTGTTTCAACTACCGTCTTAATAGCATTCCAAACAGTAGTAGCCGTCTGCTCTATCAAAGCGTGGTTTTCGTCCCACCAAGAAATTAACGTTCCGAAAATTTCCTGAACGAAACTAACCGCTTCTTGAATAGCACTTGTAATTGCAGTTTTGACTGCTTCAAATGCTGAATTGACCTTGTTTCTAAATTCTTCACTCGTATTATATACACCGACTAAAATAGCTATCAAACTTGCTATAACTGCGATAACGACAAGGACTGGTGCGCTGATTGCTCCGAAAGCACTTGCAATAGTACCTAAAATACCGCTTCCGCCTTGCAATGCTGAAAATAGAGCTGAAAACTTAGAAACTGCGCCAGCTATTAAACTGATAGTGCTTACTAACTTACCTACAACTGAAATCACGCCACCTATTGCAATTAAAGCGGGGCCAGCCGATACTGCGATAAGTCCTACCCATTTCTGCCACGGCTCAAGTGGTAAGTTATCCCATATTGTCAGCAATACTCTTACGACATTATCTTTAAATGTCAATACCGTTTCTTTTAGATTTTCAAATAAGCCGTATATATCAGCTTCGCCATGTCCTAGACCAGCTACTAAGTTTTCAAATGATGCTTTCATAGCTTGGAATGAACCCGAAACAGTTTCACTTGCTTCTTTAGCTGTCGTTCCAGTAATTCCTAAGCGATCTTGCGTAATTCCGATAGCTTCAATCAACGTATGGAATGGAATATCTTTCACGTTTTGCGCTGTTGCTTCAAATTCTCCATTTAAAACTCCTGACTCATTAACAAGCCGTGCCATTTCGCCAGCTGTCCCGCCATAGCCTAATTTTAGGTTGTCCAGCATTGTATAATTGTCCTTCGCAAAACCCTGATAAGCGTTTTGAATATCGGACATATTCGTTCCCATTTTATTGGCGTTATCTGCCATTTGTACGAGTGCCTTGTCAGCGTATTGGGCGGCTTTCTCAGTATCTCCGCCTAAACCTTGTAGCAAGGTTGCAGAGAATGAAGTTACTTGTTGCATATACTGGTTAGCTGATACACCAGCGGTTTTAAACGCATTATTGGCATTGGATAGAACGCTTGCGCCCTTTGCTTCCATTGTGTCATACATTGCTTGCGCTTCTTTTGCCGTGATGTTGTATTTTTTGGCAAGGCCAATAGCACTTGTACCGTTGTCTTTAAACAGCGTTTCTACACCACCTAGACTTTGCTCTAAGTCAGCAAATGATTTGACAATACCACCGACAGCGCCAACAACTGGAGTTGTAAGCCCAGCGGTCAAACCAGCACCCACTTTTAGAGAAGCCATACCAACTGCCGAAAGACTGTTACTTATCTTGTCTAAACTTGAGCCAGTTTGATTTTTCATACTTTGAAACGCCATTTGCGCTTCTTTCATCCCTCTAGCAAAATCAGAAACATTGGCTTTTAGTATGGCGGTAACATCAAAATTTGTTCCCATTAGTTACCCCCTTTCTCTCATAGATTGATTGAGCCTTCTGTTTCTATCAGCAAGGCTCATTTTCTTTTGTTTGACTTGTCCGACATCATCTTTTTTGAAAATCTTGTCAAACTCGTCTTTGTGATTGTAAAAATCCTCAAACGTTTTAAAGGCTGAACGTGCGCTTTTGCCTTTTCCTTTAGTAGCTTGAACTGTTTGATTGAACCACGCTTGAATTGCTGAATTATACCGTCTATCTTCTTGTTGGATAAGATAAGCAGTATTATAGATTTCAAATTCCTCTAGCGTGGTGCGTGATGCTTCTTTAAAGGTCATGTTATGTCTTGCAATAAGCAAGGCTATTGCTTCATCATAGCCAAAGTCTGAACCTTGGTTTTCCCTTACTCTACTAGGTTCATTGCTTTTTTGAGTAGGGGAGATGCTTTTAACTCGTTCACAATTTCTTTAATAGTCTTGTCGTATTCGTCATTCAAAATCAAATCTTCAAGATATTTCTCAATTGCTTCATTGCTTGGTTTGTGGTTTTCTGTGACTGTTCCAGCTTTGATAATGTCAACAAAAGCCATTGGATCATTAAGCGCTTGACCAGCATTGAACAATGTCATAGCACCGTAGCCAGTTTTCATGCCTTCCAATTCAGCAGAATGTAGCTTATTCATTTCTCGCAAAAAGCCAAGTCCAAAGCGTAGTGTGTAGTCACGTTCTCCAATTTTTAAAATCATGTTTTATTTCTCCTTTTGAATAAAAAAATAAAGGGCAAATAAATTGCCCTTCTAAATACCACTATTTTAATTAAACTGCGACACCTTCGCCGTTTGTTTCTTTCTCAAGAGTGTGGTAGTTGTATTGTGCGCTTTCAACTGCTTGTTTTTGTGTAGCAGTAAGTTTGTCAGTATGCAAGATACCGTTGCCGTCAATAGCTACTTCATAAGACAATTCAACCTTATCATCTGCTGGTGCTGACAATTCAAAGTTTTTGAAGTAACCTTGATAGTATTCTACGTCATACTTATCTTCACCGCCGACTTCTTTCTTGCTTCCAAGGTCAACAATCCAGCATTCGATTTTGTCGCCAGCTTTGAACCACTTGCGCATTTCTTTCCACATATTCACTGTTTCGCCATCTTCACGATAAGCAAGCGATTTAAATTCTCCGCTTGTTTCTCCGTCTGAGATTGAGTTTACAACTCCGTCTTTAGTCTTTGTGCTTTCAACTTCTTTTTCTGAGTTGATAGACAATTCAGACTGAAAGCGTACTTTGCCCGCATCTTGTTTTGTACGGTCTTTGTAACGGCGGAAAAAGGCTACTACGTCTTTCCCCAAAATCAATTCTGCCATTTATTATTTCTCCTTTTTGGTATAACTAAAAGTAAAGTCCAGCACAATATGAAGTAAAGGCTGGACATCTGTATTATCTGCAATAACTTGTTTGTCTGTTGTTAAATGATTAAAATTATACTCATACCCGTCTTTAAAATGCTTAACTGTATTTTCAAGATAGGCTGAAATATTGTCTATTTTGCTTCTATTCTTCCGTGTGCCGTAAATATGGACTGTCTGCCTTACTGTGCCGTACAAGTCGTTGTTAGGCGTGTCAGAGCCGTTATATTCTCCGATATAGACAAACGGATATTGTGCATCTGCATCTGGTAGATAATCGTAAGTATCTACTCTTAAATCGGAAAGAGCAAATAACTTCCTAAACAAATCATGGTTTGGTGTCATTTAAAAACTCCTTTCATAACATCCGTCATATCCTTTTGAAATTCGGGTAATATCTGCTCTAACATAGGTCTAAAGTGTGGTTTACCAGCCATGAAACGAGTACCGTATTCTTGATAACCTGTATAAGATGCACTTCCTGTTATCCATGCTTCCATACCGTGATAAGTCACGTTTATATGGTCTTTTAAGAACCCAGTATCTCTTGGTGCCAATTCCCTTGCTACTTTCTTTCCTTTTTCGCCTTTGTTTTTAACAACTTGTATAGACTGCTCAACGGCTTTAGGGTGTGCGTTGTAAATCGTGCTTGTTAGCTTCTCTAAGCCGTGCCATTCAATATTTACGCCCATTTATACCCTTACCGTCCTTTTGAGCCGTACAGAGCATTTTGAAGCTTCTACGGTGTCAATCTGTTCATATCTAAACCCGTCATAGATTGCATACAAGAACGGTTCTTGTTCTTGCTGAAATCTGCATATCATGACGACATCCGAACGATTGCCGTATAATTCAAAAACCTTGGCTTTCTGAATGAAATTCACAAAACATGGTACAATTTCGGATTGTTCAGCTTGGTTTTCGTAAGTATCCGTTACTGGATTGTACTTAGCAACGCCCTTACCTCTTACGAGCGTAATCCTGTGCGGAGTTTTCATAGAAAGAATGCCTTTCCTCGTTGACGTTGTGAACCGTCAAGACCAAAATCTTTATTCAAGATAGCCATGTAAGGCTTAAATAGATTGTCGTAGTCTTGGTAAGTTACTGAATATCCGTCCACTGTTTCACTAGAAACACTTTCCGAACCTTTACGCCCATAGAGTTTATAAACAACGTTTTCAATCATGAAATTATACTTACTGTCGATATATACCGAACCAGTAAGTGATTTAAAATAGCTTTCTGCATCTTCAACTAGATCATTCAACAAGTCATTTTCTTTTGTGTCGTTGGGGTCAATCCCCAACCTACGTTTAATTTTTGCAAGTTGGGTATCATTCATTCTTATTCCCCTTTAGTTTTTGTTGTTGGTTCTTCTTTCGGTTCTTCGTCAGATGCGATAACCCCTTTTTTCAAAAGGTCTTTAATTCGTGCATCTGATACTGTCAAATCTTGTCTAGGATATGTTTCCCCAGCTTCGTAGAACCAACCATTGTCTTTTGTATCGATAATGTTAGTAGTTACGATATAAGCCATTTAATGCCCCCTTTTAGACGTTTGAAGCATCTGTCAACTTAGCAAACGCATTATCTTTAGTTACTGCAACCGCAATGTCCATTGTGCAACGGATAGCGACCATTTCTTGCTCGAATAGGTTGATAGGCTCGTTGTCTGCTCCCTTGATAGTAGAGATTTGACCTTCTTCTGAAATCTTGTAGTTAATGTTGTAAGGAACACCGTAGATGAGATTATCAAAGTCACCAGCTAGCAATTCGCCTTTTTTGAATTGTTTAGACTTCATGTCAACTGTTGTAATGCCATCAAGTTTGTTTGTGTCTTTGTCAAAGATTGTTTTCTTGTCAGCGTCACGAGCATCACGAAGAACTGAACGGTTTGATACACGAGATACAAAAGCATTGATCTCAATATCGTTGTCTAAAAGTTTATCTTCAAGTTTCAAGATATTTGCATAATTCAAATCACCGCCTACCACGTTGTTAGCAGTTTTGGCCGCTTTAGCTACTGAGTTAGCAAATGGTGTTTCATGTCCCAAAAGTCCAGCTTCGTCAATCTTAGTGTAGAACGCTTCAACGATTTGTGGTTTCATTTCTTCAAAGAATTTTTCCCAAGTGTAGTTAAGAACTTCACGAGATGCAACAAGGATAATACCAAGTTTCTTAGCACGAAGTGTAACTGGTACGATCTCAGGCTTATCAGTCTTGATTTTTTCTGTTTCATTTACCCAGTAAGCTGAAACTCCGTCAGTTTGAACGTAAACAGTCTTTTCTTGTTTGCCGTCCATTTCATGATACTTACCAAGTTGCATAACCAAAGAGTTTTCGGCAACTTCTTTCATGATAATATCAGTAAATTCTTTGTGTAGAGTTCCGTCTTTCTTTTCTGAGACTAAAACTTTGTCTGGTGTGAATGTTTGAATTGTCATATTGTAAAATCTCCTTTAGATTAAATAATTCTTGAATTGCGGAAGATTTCTCCGCTTGATTGTGTTTTAGAACCACCAAAAGCAGTGCTTACTGCGGGCGGTTCTGATTGTGTGTATTCAGACTTGATTTCACTAATAATACTTTCAAAATCTGAAATAGCTTGAAGTGTGCCGTCTGCCGTATCTTTTACGACAAAAGCAAGCACTCGTTCATTTACAGGCAACTTACGACTTGATAGAGTTTTAATAGCTTCATCTGTCAATTCTCGCTTGGTTTGTTCTTTCTCAAGTCCAGCGATTTTATCAAGTAGCGATTGCTTTTCAGCTTCGGCTTCTTTTCTACGATATTCTTCAAGTTCTTTACCTGATAATTCCGTTTCTGCTTTGTATTTTTCTAAAGCCTTAGCAATAGCTTCTTGTGTTGATTGAGCGTGCTTTTTCTCAGCTTGTTCAAGTCGTCTTTGCATTTCTGCGATTGATACCGTCTTTTCCGGTTCTTGTTTTGGAGTGCTAGCTTGTTCCTCTACTGTTTCCGGTGTATGCGTATCAACTGTCTGTGTTTGTTCTTCTGCCATATTGGCTCCTTTCTCTACGCTTTAACGAGCAACCCCCTCGAACTCATGCAACTTTTAACGTCTTTAGCACGGTTTGGACAAAATAAAAAGCTTGGATTTTAAATCCAACCTTTAAAATTCTTTATTAAACTGATCTAGCGTACTTCTTCCGTCTTTGTACTTCATTTCAATATGTCCATACGCTGAGCACCTGCAATTAGGATGCATCGGAAACATATTTACGCCTTTTTCTACTTTGTCAATCGGTACGGGTGTATTATCTAACGGCTTACAAATGTCACAAGCGCCCCTTTCAGCTACAAAAATCATGTGAGTAAAGCCGTTATCTTTCAGCATAGCGTGGTCTGTGTCTGAGTTTATTCTTGCTATTTCGGTTTTTATCAACCTTTTAGCGTTATACTCACTTGTACCGTACTTATTAGCAAGCAATTTCATTTCTTTTTGATAACCGTTCATGTCTGTATAGATACGATTTAAAGAAGCGAAAACATCCCTTTGGAGTAGTGGTTGAAGTCCAGTTTTGCCCCAAACATGACTAGAAAAACTCTGTCCGTAGAAATCAGCGTTTAAAACTGCTTCTAAGCGCTTAGTTGCTCCTTTGGATGAAATACCCAAGATACCAGCTTGTCGCTTAAATTCGGCTAAATATTCGCTTCTACGAGCCTTATTAAAGACTTCATCAAGGCTACTTGTCAAACTGTTAATTTCAAGACCCAATTCAGCTTTCAAAAGTTCTAAACGACTGACTTTCATTTTTAAGTTATAAACTCGTAACCAAGAATTAGTCTTATGACTGAAATCTTTCTCTTTAACAGCTTTTCTTGCCTTTTCTGCAAACTTCGTAACGTCAAATTCAGAAGCACGCTTCATAGCTTCTTGCTTCGTCAAACCCTCACGTCCAGCGTAACCAAGATAAAACTTGTCTATCTGTGCTTGAAGTCTATCATAGCTTTCTTGATATAACTGAGTTATCAGTTTGTCACGGTCTAAATCACGCTTGATTAGTTCAGCTTGTGCTTTACGTTCGGCGTTATATAGTCGGTTGTCAGCTAAACGATTTTCAGCTTTCTTGCTCATTCATGCCACCTACTAACTGCATGATTTCATGGTCGCTTGCTCCAGTTTCTTTCAAAATGCGTGATTGTTCGGTCTTGTAGTCTGTGAAGCTTGCATTGTTCATCAATGTTTCTTGCGATACCACTCCGCCAGCTTCTATATACGCTTTAATTTCATTCCATACATCTTGTGGAATGTTTGGATGGAAAGTAAAGGTCAGCTTGCTAGCTTCAATCAATGGCTTATTGATAGCCTTGTGAATGTTACTGATTAGTTCATATCTTCTACGCAAAGCCTTAGTAAAGTATGTTTCTTTGTTCTTTCTGACTTGCTCAAGACCAATCATTTTATAAAGAAGTGCAATTCCTGATGATGTAGCGTTAAATCTATCATCTTCAAGGTTAGGAATACGGCTAAATCTGTGAATATCGTTTGCTAAGCGGTTCTTATATGCTTCTGTGCCTTGCACATCATACTGTTTATAGATATATCCAGCATCTGCACTTGTCTGTTGTCCGTTTGCGCTTATTCCAGTTTGAAGTATTAGCGTGTTAGCATCTTTCATTTTAGCAATATCATCTGCTGATAGTCCTAACGCTTCCAAGTCACCCTTAATTAAAAGCATTGCATCATTCAAGTCTGACATATAATTGGCTGTATCAGATTGTCCTGCATCATAGGCATCTATCAAAGAGATTTCACTTTCAAAATCACCCATACGGTAGCGATTATTCCACCACTCAACAACTGGAACATCCTTATATTCGTGTTTTGTGATTGTATCAACTGCAAGTTTAGGATTGCCTACCGTAAATGGCTTATAAGTGATAACTTGGTCTTTAGTATAGACTGTCATGTTCACTTTATCAGCGAATACTGGAAGATGAACGGCTAGAATAATATTCTGTTCTACTGTTAGATCACGAACAACAAACATTTCAAACGGGTTAATCAAAACAACTCTGTCTGCTCCGTCTTTATCTCTAAAGTGATACTCAAAAGCACGACCAAAGATTGAAGCATCAAGCGCTAAATCTCCGTTCAATGCGTTAATGTCATTGTTCCACTCAATTTCTCGAATAGCTTCTAATTGCTTTTCGTCCGCTCCCTCTAAAATACCAATAGAAACGGGATTGCCAATAACATAATTAGTTGCAAAACTAGAAATATAACCGCCCCATTTATGACGTACTCGATAATCTGCTTTCTCGTTGTCTAGTCGTCTGTTTCCTGACAAGATACTGTAATTGTCACCTTTAGCATACGAAGATAACACTTTCAAGCGCTTTTGTTGGCTATTGAAGAATGTTTCAATTATGCCCCTAAAAACTTTCTTGCCGTTATCCGTATTCAGTAATTCATCACTTGAAGCATACCTAAATTGCTCGTTTGAAATACTACCAAAGTATAGACTGTCAGACCTTGTTTTTTGGTTCGTATCTATACCATGTTCAAATTCGTTTACTTTGTCCACTCTCTACCTCCTGAACATTTTATTGATTTTACTTATCGTTCTATCAACATCAATTTCTTTCTTAGCTTGATAAATCCTATCTTGCAATGCGTATCTGATAGCATCTATGCAGTGATTATAGCTATCTACTGGTTCGTTGATATACTCGTTCGTTTTTCTATCTTTCTTCCAAGTGTAGTTCTCAAGTTCTTCAATCAATTTGACACACCTTTCGTCTACTATCCATTCATACTGAAGCAAGTATTGTATTCCTTGCATAACTGAGCCAGCACCTTTCTGCACATCAATCACTCTTGGAATACCGAGATTTCTTAATTCTTGATTGGATTTCTTTTCAGCGCTATCTGCTCGTATCTGCTCTTTAGCATACCCAAGCGCCTTTATTGCTTCGGCTATCTTGTCATTCGTCAAACCTTTTCTTACAAACTCATCAACGACATACAAGCGCTTGTTTTCGTCATCTACCCGAACATGAAGAAGTGCTGACGGGTCATTAATAAAACCATAGTCAAGGCCAAAATAAGCGGGTAAGTGTTCCCACTCGCTTTTGTTCAGTAATCGTTTCTCATACTTTGGAAAGACTAGCTTGTCAAGTGTTGCGAACTCGCCCAAAGCGTAGATTTTATAATACGCTTCGTTCCTATTTGCTAGTTCTTCGATATTCTCGATAGTGACTTGATCTAAAAAGCGATTGTCCTTGTATGATGTGTGATAAACGACTGTATTTTTTGGTTTCTTAACAAAGAATGCGTTATACGTCCAGTTCACTTTAGATACAGGGTTAAACATTAAGAATATCTGCTTGTCTTTGTGCTTTTTAGCACGCAAACGCAAAGTTAACTGTGTATAATCATCTAGCGTGAACTCTGAAGCTTCTTCCATGACAACATCAGATATATCTTTAATTGACTTGATTTTTTCGGGGTTATCTAAGCCCTTGAAAATGAACTGTGCGCCGTTTGGCAATTCTATGCGGTATGCTGAATTATTAACCTTGCACTTATCAAGTAAGCCCCAACTATCCAAACATTGCTTCACGTCTTCAAAGATAGAGTCGTAAACTGTTGCGCCTACTTTTCTAAGAAATAAAACTTTTCTTGGATATTTCCAATTTTGACAAGACTTAAAAACAACCTTTTGTATCACTCCATGACTTTTACCACTCGAAGCACCACCATAGTGAACCTCGGTAAAGGTTGAATAGTCGTATAGCTTATCATAGATATGTTTGTTGAAAACACGGCTTGGATAGTCAATAATGATATTGATTTTCGGCTTATTCTTCGTCAGCATCCCAATCACCAACCTTTATGTCGATTGTTTTTTGAGTGATTTCTTGTTTATCTGTCCACATACTATATCTCTTACCTAACAATTCCAAAGCTTTATTTCTATCGCTGTTCTTTGTCGGATATTCGACAAGTTGAGGGATTTCGTTATAAACCTTTACGCTTTTTTTAGAAATCGGGTCAAACTTCAATTCAGCAACTTTGGTTGTTACAACGGTTGTTTCCATAGCTTGCCCTGAAGCAATTTCTGATAGCATTATAAGAATTTGTTTCTGTGTCAAAATTTTTTCATCTTGGAGTTCTTCCATTCTTTTTTTGACATATTCAGAAATGCCAACATTTTCCAACAGTTCATGTGACCTTGCTCTAGCGTAATTTTCACTATAACCAGCATTTATAGCCGATTGATAAACGTTTCCTGTGATGATGTACTCATCTGCAAACCGTCTTTGTCTTTCGTTCAACTTTCCACCACCTCATTTCTACAAACAAAAAAGCCAGCTAAAAGCTGACAAATGGAGTAACTAAATAAAAACGGTGTTAGGAAGTTTAGAGATATATAAACTATAAAATTAAAAAACGCAAAAGGAAAATCAACAATAAATACTTTCCTAACACCGCAAAATATATAGGAGTCTATCAGCCTTTTGCTGACAATATCATAATACCATGCAGTTAGGGTTCATTAGGTCTCATTAGTGCCATTTTTTTAATCGCATTCTTTCTTGCCCGTTTAATAGTCGTTCGACTACACCGAAGTTGTATCTGCACCTCATTCCATGATAGGCCATCAATATAGAGTAGTCGCATAACCATATTCTCAATAGGGTCTTCTAAATTCTCAATCCATTTGATTGTTTCCTGTTGTTTTTGAAATAGACCTTTGATTTCTTCATAGAGTTCATCTGTCCTATCGATCACACGGATATTCATATCTTCAGTCTGATTATTATTCGATGGTGACTTAGGCATATTATCAAACGACTGCCCCTTAATACTTGAAGACCTAAGACCAATAATTTCATTATGTAATGACTTGATTTTAATGTTCGTATAAGGTAATTGTTTTAATCGTTTCTCAATGCTTGTCAATTCATCCCTCCCAAATCAAGATATTCAAAGGTAAGTTGAAGTAAGTCGCTACATCTTCCACTTGGTACAATTTAGGACTTATCTTGCAAGCTTCCCAACGTTGAATACTCGCTTGGCTATATCCTAAAATATCCCCTAATTCATCTTGAGATAGCTTCTTATCCTTACGCTTTTGCCTTAGCATAAAAGCAAATCGCTTTTGTTGATTGTCATTTAATCTTTGCTCGTAGTTCATCTTAAATCCTCACTTTTCACAAATGAACCGTTAACCATTTTACCTTTACGGTTCTTGATTTCGTTATAAGCTAGTTCAAAGCATTCAGCAATAGACCAGCCTTTCTGTTGGCAATAGATAGTTAGCACTACCAAAATATCACCGACTGCGTCTTTCCCGTCTTGCTCTCGCTCTTTCAAATGCGCTTGTGCAAGTTCGCCCGCTTCTTCAAATAATTTCAACGCTTGCGCAGTGCTGTTATCAGGATTATTCAGACCTCGTTCTTTTGCCCACTGCTCAACTCTGTGCGCTAGTAGTTCCATGTTTGTTGTCATTTTTTCGCTATCTCCTTTCTGTTCCTTAAAAGCATTCATATAGGCATCAATATTCGTTCTCATAAAAATCTTTGATGGCGATTTTGATTCAAAAAATCTTTTTTTAATTTTAAGTATGACTTCTTTCATATCCCAATTTCTTGACCTACTTCAATATTTTTATATCGTTCTTCACTCACCACAAACACGTTACCGTTTACCGTGATTGTGAAAAGTTTTCCGATTTTTCGTTTTTCCGCAACCTTGCCAGTAATAGCATACTTACTATCAGCGTGATAGACTAGCAAGGGTTTCTGTGCTTCACATTGCATGAATAGTAGGCAAGTTGATAATAGGCAATAGCCGATTAAGAAGCGTTTCATTTTCCTACCTCTTCCTCATACTGCAACCATACAAGAGTTTCGTATAAATACCTTGCATGATTCTTGATATTTCCTAGCTCATAGCTGTCTAGATTATCTAAGTTTGTTATAATATCAATTTTTAAATTCTCGATAGCTATAATAAAATCTCTTGCATCCATCAATCTCCCACCTCCGAAAGCTCTGGATTTTCGTAGATGTTGCCAATGACTTCAAAGTTATAACAAGCTAGAAATAGTGGGTCCTGTTCTGAAACCCTTTCTTTCAGTCCATCTACAAATCTGTAAATAAAACTTGCGTAAGAACCGTGCCATTTGACAACTGCTTCTCTGCCTTTGTAATCAACTATATCCCCCTCAAAGATTTCCTTACCATTCTTGTCTTTAAGTCCTGTTGATTGCATGAGCTCGATTTCGTCAAAGTTTATGAAATTTGTTTCACCAAATTCCCAATGCTCACCGATTAAAACGCTTTTCTTAAAATCTATCAACGAAACATCTAGCATTGTTTGCGTTTCTTTATCCCATGCTCTAAATTTTGGTGTCATCTTGCACCTCCCATGAAATTATTAACAATATTTTGTTGTTCGGTATCAATTATTTTATTTTTATAATTCAATATCGGAGCCATAACATCATTTATCAATGCAGGTTTCAAAATGATTTCATTTGTTTCCAAAAATCTTTTACCGTTGATTTTGATTTTGATGTCATAACCGTTAGCGATATGTTCAAGATCATCTTTAGATAGGGAGATTTCAAATTTACTCATTCCTCAACCTCCTCAATCTCAATCCCCTCACAATTAAATACCCAGCCGAAGCCAGCTTGTTCTAGTTGCTTTCGGGTGTGCTTTGTTCTAAAAAATTCATATTCTTGTTCCCCGCCAACAAACCAAGTCTTATCATTATCATATTGATGAAATTTCAAAAAAATATAATTAGGATTAAGTCCTTTAAACTTCACCAAATACCGATTTTCTTTTTCTAGTATATATCCGTGCAACCAAGCATGAGCGAAGATGTTTTGTCGGTTTAGCTTATCTTCGCAAAGCCATGATAATACTTCATCTGAAGCGTTCGCTAGTGCATACTGCAAAGTCTGATTCCATCCTTTATTGTAAGAAACCCAATCCGCAACAAAACGTGGAATTCTGACTTTTTCGGGTTCGTCTAGTTGGTTAAGTATGTTAAGAACGCTTAATTTTGGGATTGATTCGTTCACAAAACGCTCATATTCTCCCATCTGCTCAACTTTTTTTATTGCTTCATGTTTATTCATCTTCTCGTTCCTCTTATTTTATTTCCATATCACAAAATTCAATTTGTTTATCTAAAATCCCGTTACATACATAAATACTTTGAAAGTTCGGACTGTTTTTAACTTCCATTGTTTCGTCAAAAAATCTCATTCTGCCTTTTGGTATCAGTAACTCAAAATTATTATTTTTAAAAAGTTCATACCTTGCTTTACTGTCAAATAACCCGTTATTATTCATAATCATAGCAAACGGCAAGCCTAACTCATACAATCTTAAAAAGATTTTATCTCGTTTACTAAAAGGCGGATTGCTTACGATACACTCAACCCCCCCCGGTACTTGTTCATAATCGAAAAAATCTTGTCCTGTTTCAATATGTCCGAAAGTTACTTTTTTTCCTTTTTCTTGTAACGCTTTTACAAATTCGCTATGTTCTTTATCAAACGGACACCAAATATGATTGAACCTTTCTATATAAGGTAAGATAATTTCTACTGCATATTTAGGCGTGTAATATTCGTCGCTTTTGCTTGTTTTAATTTGTTGACTGAAGCTCATTCTTCCACCTCCCTAACTTCAATACCCGGACAATCAAACACCCATCCAAAGCCGGCATCTTCTAACTTTTTTCGGGTGTGTGTTCGCCCTTCGATGATTGTCCCGAGTGTATCAATCCAAATCCAGCTATCATCATGTTTGATACGTGTCAAAACACCTCCGCTAGAAGAAATATTAGGCATTACAACCCGATACTTCTTTTCTTTCTCGACCTCGTAGCCAAAAATCCAAGCTAGCGCGAATGTTTCTTGATTGCTATTATTACCTAGCCATTTATCAATTTTTAAATTTCCATACTCCATCGCAGCAAATAGAGTGTAAGCTGGTTTAACTTCCTCAATCCAATCCGCCACAAACTGCGGTACTACTGGTTTCTGCGGTTCGTCTAGTTGTCTGACTAAACCTAAAACTAATTTCTTATCAATCCAAGGTCTATATTTATAATTTTCTGCTGGTAAGGCTTCGATTTTCTCAATCAATTCTTTTTTATTCATCTTCCAACTCCTTTAACTGTGATTTCATCTTCTTCAACTGCTTTTTCAAATACTCTCTGTGAGCAGTCCTATTTTGTGCCACTGACTTCTCACAAGGTTTGGAGTATTCCAAAATATCAGCTTCCGTCTTCTCGATTGAATGCTTCAACACTTCAATCATTTGTTTCTTGATGCTCATTAAATGTCTCTAGTAATTCTTCGTTAATTTCTTCAATTCCGTATGGCTCGAATGCGTGAAAGTAATATCCTTGCTTATCTAATTCTCCACGCTCTCCAGTCGCATATCTCAAAAATAGCAATTCATGACAAACTGGACATTGCCTTTTATTCTGCGTAGTAAACGCTCTAACCGTTCCGCTAAATCCACAATAAGCGCAGTCTAGCTTAACTTTCACTCGTTCGCTTTTATCCATTCAATAATCTCCAATTCAATTCTGTATTTTTCGCTTCCGGACTCTCCACCGTGCCTAAAGTCTGTTGACTTGATAACGTGATAATTATCATCTGTCCAAAACTTCGCATCTGTCAAACCGTCTAATAGCGCTTTGCTTGTTGGCGACCAGTTCGGCGGGTCATATATGCGATTAGTTGGGGCGAACACCCAAACAATCACTTTACAAGGCTTTTTCTCGTCAAAAGGCAAGCCAAAGTAGTCTAATAAAGTGTTTCGCCCTTCGTAATGCGCTAGTTGTCGTAAAAACTTTGTGATTTTAGCTTTCTTTTGAAAATGCAGTCTGTCATTCGCTGAAATCATCTGTTTTCTGTCAAGTTCAAATTTTAAAATTAGTTTTTCCATGATCTAACCTTTTTTCTTAGAACGGCAAATCATCATCTGAAATATCAAGCGGATTTGTAGTTGCACTTCGTGAAAAGTCGGGCGTTTCTTGTTGCGTTGGTCTTGTTTGGTTTTGGTTCTGACCTTGACTGTTTCGACTTTCTAAAAGCTGGAATTGTTCAGCAACTACTTCAGTTACATAAATCCGTTGACCTTGCTGATTATCGTAGCTTCGTGTCTGAATACGTCCAGTAACTCCAATCAATGCTCCTTTCTTCGCCCAGCTTGCAAGATTTTCAGCTTGTTGTCGCCACATAACGCAGTTAATAAAATCAGCTTCACGATCTCCATTTTCATTTTTGAAAGTGCGATTGACTGCAAGGGTAAACGTAGCAACGGCTACGTTTGACGGGGTATATCTTAGTTCTACGTTTTTTGTTAGCCTTCCAACAAGGCAAGTTGAGTTCATCATTTTTTTAATTTCCTTTCAATTTTCCTAAAAGCATATCAGCTTGTTCTACTTGCGACTCTTTGATTTGTTTGTAGTCTGCAACTCCTAAATGCTGCAAGAACCACTTCACAATAGAGCCGTCCTCTTTGTTCTTTTCGGTTGAAATCTTAGCAATTTCTTTCAAATAGTAATTTGCTTTTTCAACCGAGATAACGGGTTCATCTTGTTTTTTCGTTTTTGTTGCTGGTTGCTTTTTTGTTTGTGTTGCTTCGTTCCCGTCATCATCTTGGTCACTTGTTATCCCAAAAATAGCGGATAATGCGTAGCGTTTAGCGTAAGTGATAGCTGACCCGATTGATTGCGGGTCATTCTTGACTGGTTTCATCTTGATTGGATCATATTCAATCCATTCTCCTGACTCATGCATCACTAGAGTTCCGACTGTTACATTCCCTAATTCATCACTTGACGGGAATTGTGTAAATGATAAACCGTTCTTACTTGCTGACTCTGTGATAGCTTCTACCACGTTTTCAAGCGGGACATACTTACTTTTAAAAAATGGATTGTTTGCATCTTTTAAAGGTTGTTTCATTTCTTTTTGTGTTTTAGCAAAAGCCTTGCTAAACTCTGTTAGTGTTTCTGATTTTTTCATATCTCGACTCCTATCTGATACTCAAATTCTTACGCTCAACCAATTCAGCGCCTAAAATTTCAAGCCCGTTTTTTAAATCTTCTTTCAAGCGCTTTTTATCAGGTTTATAAGTTGCGACTTTGTACGCTTCGGGTAATAACAAGTCATCCACTTCAACGGCTTCGGATTTACGAAATGACACTTTGAAAAGTTTAGTGTCAACTCTTTCACGCCCTGTAAGTAATAAACTATCTTTTACGGCTTCTTTTATTCGTTTATTAACACGTTCATCTGCTTTATTAAGTTCAGTTAGTCGCTTGATTTCGTTACTTCTAGCTTCTATGTTAGCTTCTCTGTTTTTAACAACCTTGATACAATTTTCTATTTTTTCTTCATAGTTTGTTTCCCAATCAATGCTATCAAGCGTATCTAGTTTTGTTTCATCATCTGCATCCATGTTGTTGATTTCTAAAAATTGTCCCGTTAATTCGTATAGTGTCATCATGTTTTAATTCTCCATTTATATTTTTATGCGCTCCAATATTCGTTTAAGTCAACGGCCATGACCGTAGCTAGATTTTTCTGCTCAGTCAAAATCTGTCTGCGATACGGCGCAAGCCCCGCTTGTCGTTCTTCTTCGTTTTTAGGTATATAATACCCATAAGGTTTTGTTTTAAATGCAACGATAGGATGTCCGAAATTTACCCTTAAGCTTTCGACAATCATCTTTAATTTTCGCTCTGACAAATTATAGTCTTTGCGAATATCAATAGATTGTGCCGGTTTCTCGAATGTTCCATTGTTGTTAATGTAATTAAATACATGTCTTTCTAACTCATCCATTTCTCTACCAGTCATATTCCCTCCCGATAAATACACATCTAATTTCTGTACTTCCGCATTTTTCACATTCGCTAGGCTGATAAGTGTCAATCCATTCAAATTCATATCCGCAGTCGCAGCATCCACAATCCCAAATATAAATGTTCATGTTTATTGCTCCTTTGGTTGCGGTAGTCCTAGTAAGTCAGGTCTGAGACCTACGGGCGCTTGTGTGTCAAACGTGAATTTTCTATCGCAGTTGCGAATGTTTTGTCTTGCAATATTGTTGAACTGGTTTCGCCCTTGCTGATAAACTTCAATAATCGCTTTATCTAACATTTCTTGTTCTTTTGCTTGTCGTTGTCGTTTCTGCTCGTTATTCGCAACAATAAGCATTGCCACGAACAAGAAAATGAATACTGATGCAACTCCTAAAAGTTGACTTGTTAAAGTTGGCTCTGTCATTTCTCTTTTTCCTCATACATTTTTAAAAATTTTCTCAAGTCTGCATTTTCTTGTATTAGTTCTTTCATCTGATTTCTTAACTCGTCATTATCACGGTTTAAATCTAATGCAACTAATCGCCAATCTACATTTTTTTCTTTTGGTTCATTATTAAAAAACCATTTTGTAATTTTATCTAATAGCTTCATGCGATACCCTCACGATCTAGCAAATTATTCAAAATCCCGTCAATCACGTTATAAAAATGATGTCCGTTTGGTACAATAATTTCTTCGTCTTGTTCAATTTTTCGTCCGAAAGCGTATATATTTACTTTCATTTTTTCTTTCCTCGTGTTATAATTTAAGTAGTAATTTTTGGTAAGTGCCTATTCCCGTAGGTACTTTTTTATTTTGCAAACTGATAAACGCTACCGTTCATTGAATAGTAAGCCATTTCTTGCAGTTTGTGAGTGAAACGATCGTCCGTAGTAATCAGTAAGCGTTCTTTCAGTAGTGTAGATAGTTGATACTGGTTTTTCTCAAAATCTGCTATCAGCTTTTTTCTTTCTTCGATTGTCAAAATGGTAATGTCCTCCTATCTTCTGAGTTATCAGGATATTTAAAAGTTAAATCCTTTGCCCATTTTGCTACCCGACTGACTAGACTAGAGTCAAAAACTTGTTTCATATTTTGCCCTGTCAAATTAGTAGTGATGATTGTCTTATCTCTAGCATCTAACAAGTTGTAAAGGAAGTCTTTCTTCCATTGTGCGTGGTCGCCTTTCCCGAAATCGTCCAAAATCAAGTAGTCAACTTTCTTGAGTAATTCCAACCATTCATCCGTTGTCCGTGCGTCTTTCTGACTAAACCCGCTTTGAATTTTTTGAAACATTGTAGGCACGTTCATAAAAAGCACGCTTTTAGGATTGTTGTTAGCTTTAAAGTCAATGTTTAACTTTTTAGCTATCGCAATAGCTAAATGAGTTTTTCCAACTCCAGCTTGCCCAAGAATGATTGAATTGCCTTTACCGCCTTTAAAATAATGTCTTGCTACTCTCAAAGCGTAGTTTTTCGCTTTCTCGTCTGTTTCATTGTTGACTGTGAACGTATTAAAACTTGCTTCTTTCATGTCGCTTGGCATTATGCTATTTCTTTCTAACACTCCAAACGTACTTGACAAGATAGACGAGATATACGCTTCACCAATTTTCTTTTCTTGCTCCCTTGCCATATCTTCACGTTGACACTCAGGGCAAAAGGTAGGCTGATAAGGTGTTTTCCGTCCTTTAGCCTTGACTGGTTTTTTAAACGTCCACATATAGCAAGAGTGTTTCTTGCATATCTCATTTTCGTTGACGTAGTATATTGGATCTAAACTTAGTTTTTCCATACAACCACCTTTCTAAAACGGTAACTCGCCTTGATATTCATGCTCGATTGTGTTTCCGACAATTCTAGTTTTTGAAGCTGAATTTTTGGCACTCTGCCTTTCTTCTTCGTGTTCGTCCACTTGTTCAAGTGAAGTAAACCCTTTTTCTTTCCATTTCTCTAAAATTGCTTTTAGATAGTTAAAACTAGGTTGATGAACTCCCGAAGTAATTTCAATAGCACGGTTCAACATATCAAAACTCATTCCATCAAGTCCTACATATTCAAGTAGTTGTTGATGTTGTTTTTCATTAATACGAATACCACTATTTTTTAGATTTTCAGCTAGACTTGGACTGATAGAAGTATTATTATCCTTACCTATACTATCCTTACCTATACTATCCTTACCTATACTATGCGGACATTTGTCTGTCACTTGTCCGTCACTTGTCAGACATTTGTCTGTCACTTGTCCGTCAATGTATTTTTTTTTACTTGTAACACGCTTGCCGTCAATCACTAAATTAGTTTTTTCTAGTAGTAAATCACGATAACGTGAGGGTTGAACCCTATCTGCTCGTATTTTATTTTGTTCTTCAAAGTCTGTAACGAAGTAAACCATATCATCATTTAATGGTAGTATGAACTTCTTAATAACTAGCAAACCTAATGAGTCTTCATTAGCACCTATCATCCTGACGATTGGGAACGCTTCTACAACTCCGTCATCATCACTTGATAATACCAAGTGAGTATAAAGCGCTTGTGCTTCAAACGGCATCATTAGGAAAGGGCGACTTTGAAAAATTTTCTTTGACAACATTCTTCTTTCTGCCATTATTCTCCTTTCTATTTTTCTTGCTTTCTTTCTGCTATAATGTAAGCAGAAAGGAGGTAAAGTTATGACTGAAATCCACGCATGCCTTTGCGGGAATTGGGTGAACCTATCAGCTGACGATGATTGTGTAATGGGGCCAAATATGGCTAGTCCTTATATTTGGTGGGAAGAAAATGCAGAACTCTACTCACCAATTTCTAAACCTGAAGCAAATACTATGTATCATCAAGATTACATTTACATTCATTATCGTGGTGCCGACTATCGCATTCATCCAATGTTCATCCAAATTGTTTCTAGATAACTTTTTCTAGTCTTTTAGAAATGATTTCTAAATCTAAGCCGTCTAGTTTCAACTGGTCGGCTTTTTGATTTAATTGAGAATCGACAGCTTGGTTAATTTCATACCATTCTCGTTTTGTAAACT